CTTATAACTTTAATCAAATAATTGATACTCGTAACTTCCAGATTTGGATTGATCTTGATGCTAATTATGGATACTTTGAACACAAACTACTAGGAGATAATTGTGGTGGTGGTTTGTGGTTCGATGATTGTATGTTTTTAACAGACTATGATGGTGTGTATGAGTTACCAGGAGAAGTCATCAGAGAGCTTAGTAGTCGTAACTATATAGACGCTGAAGAATTTCAACCTTAAACCGTAGTTGTCCCCTAATAGGAGTGAGCATGAACAAAACAATCGTAACAGTTGTAATTGAGTTTGAAGGAGTAATAGATGAAGATACTGTGCTACATAGTGTTTCTAATATGATGGCAGGTAATCTTTTTCATGACGAAACATATAGTGTAGTAGAGATTGATTATCTTGATGAACAATAATCTAATAGCACGTATCACACAAGAAGAGTGTGCTGAAGTAATACAAGCTATCTCTAAGGCATTACGCTTTGGTGTAGACCATGTATCACCTGTCACAAACGTAACTAACAAAGCTCACCTTGAAGAAGAAGTAGGGCAGCTATTAGCTATGATGCAACTCTTAGCTAATGATTGGAAGTTAAACAGAGAAAACGTAACAGCAGCATACGAAAAGAAATATAAAAATTACGATTTATGGGATAAACAATATGCTAATTGAAGATTATGGTGGCATAGTAAGTATTCTATTTTTAGTTGAATCCCCTAAAGATCAAACACAACTATGGCACTTAACAGAAGTATGCAAAAACTTACAGGAACTAGTTATACAATATGAAAACTCAACAAGATTGGGATCAGTTTTATCTGAAGATAGCACAGTTAGTAGCCCAACAAAGCTATGCTAAAGACCGCAAAGTAGGTGCTGTTATTGTTAAGAACGATAACATTATCTCTTTCTCTTATAATGGAACACCACGAGGATGGGATAATGAAACTCAAACAATTGATGGACACACTAAATCAATGGTACTACATGCTGAAGCTCAAGCTATTGCTAAGTTGGCTAAGTCAACCTTATCTAGTGATGGCGCTACTCTCTACAGTACCCTTAGTCCTTGTATTGATTGTGCAAAGCTTATTAGTGAAGTGGGTATTAAACGGTTAGTATATGTTGATGAATACAAATGCCCTGAAGGTATTAACTTTTTAAAAGCTAATAGCGTATTAGTCAATGAAGAATATTCAACAACAAGATTAGCCAGTAAAGAATGGTTGGCTAGGACAGGATTAATATGATGGACGTTTACTTATTAGTAGCGCTTGTTTTATTTCTTGGTGCATATAATTGGAGATTAATAACTCAAGTTAACGATCAAGAAGAACAATTAGAAATGGCTAACGATTTAATTTTAACTATGGCAGAAGAACTACAAAGCTTAGGCTCTCCTAATGTTAAGGTAGTTAATCGTGAAGAGTAAACTATTTCCTGGTATTACAGTAGATGTAGTATGTTTACCTAACTGTGAAAAAGAAATAGGTGAATTGTTCTTTGATTGTTTAAAAGATTATACCGAAAGGTTTAACAAACCAATTCAATTCCTTAACTTTAAAATACAAATATGCGCAATAGAGTATCCTATTGGCGCAGAGATGGGAATAACTATGTTCAATGAACAAGATAACCGTATCTTAATACAAGTTAAAGATCCATTCCTTAATGAATGTGACTACAGCGAATGGTGTATGGAAAAATTTGTATGTGTTTTATGTCATGAGATTGTTCATGCTTGTCAACACTTAACAAACAGTACTGGTATTAAAATTCCTAAGTACAAAAATGGTAATACAAAAGTACCTAATGTGCATGACGAATATTTCTTTGACCCTATTGAAATAGAAGCCAGAATTTTAGAATCAGTTTATTCTACTTATTATGGACATAAATTATTATGACAAAATTAAGGCTATGTGTAGACATAGAAACAAATGACCTGATGCCTAAGGTAGATACTATATGGTGTTTAGTAGCGGTTAATTCAGATACAGGTGCTGTATATTCTTTTTCGGATTATGATAATGAGCTACCCTCACTTAAAGAAGGCCTTGATTTTATTAGTACCGCTGATATCTTATTCGGTCATAACTTTATTGGTTATGATCTTGTTGTGCTTAAACATTTATTGGGATGGAGTCCACCTCCTACAGTAAAATTAATAGACACTTGGATACTATCTTTACTTAATCAATACAAACGAGATCACAAACATGGTCTTGAGGGATGGGGTTCTAAATTAGGCTTTCCTAAAATAGAATTCAATGACTTCAGTAAGTACACTAAAGAAATGCTTACATACTGTATTCGTGATGTAGAACTTAATGTTAAAGTATACAAGACACTTGTAGAAGAAGCTACAAAGATCATATCTAAATATCCTACATACAATACAGGTATCGAGGTTGAAATGGAATTTGCTACTATTGAATCTGAAATCCAGTATAAAGGCTGGATGTTTGATATGGCAGGTGCTCAAACATTATTAACAAAAATTAATAATAAGCTTGATTCTATTGAAGCAGTACTTGAACCTAAAATAGGTTTAAGATGTTTAAAAGTAGACAAGGCAGATGAATTTAAAGAACCTGCTTGGCGTAAAGATGGTTGTTATACTATAGCAACTGTTAAACACTTTGGTATACCACAAGAAGCAGGTAAAGAAGATAGGCCTATTGACGGTCCATATTGTCGTGTTGCTTTTGAACAAGGAAAAATTGGTAGTATTGAAGTAGTAAAAGACTGGTTATATAGTCTTGGGTGGGAACCTGATGAATGGAACGTTGAAAGAATTAACGGTAAATTCGTAAACAAAAGCCCTAAGATTACAGAATCTTCTCTTGAAAAGTTAGGACCAGATGCTATGCTAGTATCTGATTATTATACAGTAAGAAGCCGTAAAGGTATTTTAGAAGGATGGATTGATGCTGTTAAACAATCGAAAGATAACCGTCTTCATGGGCGCATGTGGACTATTGGCACTCCTACCTTTCGTTGTCGTCATGAGCTTGTTGCTAATCTTCCTAGCGTTGATTCGGTTTACGGCAAAGAGATGCGAGGACTTCTTATCTGCGAAGATGGAACAAGTATTGTGGGAGCCGACTCATCGGGTAACCAGATGCGTGGTCTATGTCATTACATTGGCAACGATGATTTTACTAATGAAGTAATCAACGGAGATGTACATACTAAGAACGCTGAAATTCTTAGCACAGTATATCCATGCTCTCGTAAGACAGCTAAACCTTGGCTATATGCTTATCTCTTTGGAGCAGGAGCAGGTAAATCTGGTTTAATTCTTACAGGTAAACGTGATACTACTATCGGTAAAGCTTCTCAAGATAAGTTTGAGACTGCTATTCCAGGATTAAAAGAACTTAAAGATAAACTTAATAATATGTTTGAAAGAACATCTGGATCGTTTGGTAAAGAAAAAGCTTTTATTCGTGGCTTAGATGGTAGATTAATCTTTGTTAGTTCTGGTCATCAGGTATTAAACTACTTACTACAGACAGCTGAAGGTGTTACTTGTAAAGCAGCTATCGTGTACCTCAAACGTAAACTACAAAAACGTGGTATACAATTCTATTTTGCTATTCATTATCATGATGAATTAGCAGTAGTAGTTAAAGATGAATATGCTGAAGAAGTAAAAGAGTTAGCTATTGAAGCGTTCATTGAAGCACCTAAATGGTTTGGTATTAATTGTATGGGTGGTAACGCTCACATTGGAAAGACATATGCAGAAGTACACTGATAACGATATTCAGTTTGACATAGCAATTATAGATGCAGACAGTATCATGTATCAGGTTGCTTTTGTTGAACCCTCTCCAGCTAAATGCAAGAAAGCTCTTGATAATAAGCTAAAAGAAATTATGGAAAACACTAATGCCTCTAATGGTGTAGTGTTTATTAAAGGCAGTAACAACTTTAGATATGAGGTTGATATTGCTTATAAGGGAAACCGTAAAGATACTATTGAACCTGAAATTAAAGATCGCATTGAAATGCTTTATGAATACGCTAAAGACTTCTGTGTATTAAGTGATAAGGCAGAGGCAGATGACTTCTGTAGTATTACTGCTCGTAAAGCTCTTGATGAAAACAAACTGTATATTGTATCTCACATAGACAAAGATCTTAATGCTATCACAGGATGGCATCATAACTTTAGGACAGGTGAAATATACCATATGGATGACTCACAGGCTTATCGTTTCTTAATGGCTCAAATCCTTACAGGAGATGCTACAGATAACATTCAAGGGTTACGTGGGGTAGGAACTAAAACAGCTGAAAAGCTTATTAAAGATACTCCTAATAGTCTTTTGTGGGATAAGGTTATTGAGCTGTGGAAAGCTAAACAGGGAGACTTGTGGTATAATAATTTCCTGAAATGTGCTAACTGTATTTACATCAGAGAGTTTGAGGAAGATCTCAGACCATTAACTTTTGAAGAGATAAAAGAAAGATTAGTATGGACTACGGACATTGGCATCCCCTTACAGACAGACCAGACGGAGCCTTTGGATTCATCTATTACGTTGAAAACCTCCAAACAGGAAGACGATACATTGGAAGAAAGCAATTAATAAGTGAATCAAAAAGACTATTACCTGGAGCAACAAGAAGAACAGTCACTCGAAGAGAGAGTGATTGGAGAGATTATAAATCCTCGTGCAGAGAACTCTTGGATGATATTAACTACTACGGATTTGATTCATTTACTTTTGTTATCTACGAATGGGTATTCGGAAAAGGAATGCTTACGTATAGGGAAGTCCAAGAGCAGTGGGAATGTGAAGTCCTTTCAAGAGTTGAAACAATTGATGGAGAGCGCCTCTATTATAACGGCAACATCGGAGCAGTAAAATTTCTTAAACCAAAGCTATGAATAATAAAAAACCTGAACCTTTAAAAGAATATATTAGCCTTAAAGAAGATTTTAAAAATCAATTTCAGAAAAAGAAATCTACACAACAAGAAGCTAAACAACGCCGCAAATTCATAAGAGAACTTAAAGAAGAAAGAGAATATGAGTAGATGGATACATGCACCATGTCCTAAGTGTAGTTCATCAGACGCATTTAGTTACAAGGAAGATGATAGTCATGGCTTCTGTTTTAGTTGTCAGAAGTCTTCACCTGTAGACCCTAACTTCAAACCAACTGTATACCACAAAGAGAATTACAACATGCATACCTTAGAGGAAATTAAAAATTATGATACCAGAGGATTTCAAGAAAGAGCTATCACAAAAGTGGTTGCATCACACTATGGAGTTAAAGTATCTTATGCTGAAGATGGTACTATTAGCAGTCACTTTTATCCATACACTAAAGATGGTGTTGTTGTTGCCTATAAGGAACGTAAGCTACCTAAAACATTCCTTATACATGGTGACTTTAAAGATACTGAATTATTTGGTCAGAATGTTTCCTCAGGTGGTAAACGTATTGTTATTACTGAAGGCGAACTGGATGCACTTGCCGTGGCACAGGCCCAACACGATAAATATTTTAAATTCTATCCGTCAGTCGCAATCCCGTCAGCATCAGCAATGGCGTTAATCCTTAATCAACGTGAGTACCTTCGTAGCTTTGATGAAGTAATACTTATGTTTGATATGGATGAAGCAGGTAAGAAAGCTACCCAACAAGCAGCTAAGATTATTGGTTACGATAAAATTAAAGTAGCAGACTTACCTGAGAAAGATCCATGTGATGTACTAATTAAACATGGTTCAGCAGAATTAATGAAGTGTATCTTTAATGCACGTACATATAGTCCTGCTGGTGTAGTTAAAGGTGAAGAGATCTGGGAACAATACCAGCGTAGGCAGTCTACTGTATCTGTACCATACCCACAATGCTTAAGTGGTTTAAACGAAAAGCTATATGGTATGCGTCAAGGTGAAATTGTATTGTTTACTTCAGGCACTGGCTCAGGTAAATCAACTGTCATTAAAGAGATTGTGTTTGAAATCTTAAGCAAAACTAATGACATGGTAGGTATGGTTTCTCTTGAAGAATCTGTAGGTGATACTGCTCAAAAGTTTATTAGTATGCAGTTACAAAAGAATCTTAATGTTGATGTTGTATCTGAACAAGAACAATATGAAGCATTTAAAGGTGTGTTTAGTGATGAACGATTAGTATTACTAGACCATCAAGGTTCTGTTAGTGATGAATCTCTTATTGATAAGATGGAACACCTAGCATTAATGGGTTGTAAGTATATTATATTAGACCACATTACTATTGCTGTATCTGAAGGTGCTAAAGGTAAGACAGGCAACGAAGCAGTTGACTCTGTTATGTCTGACCTACTTAAGATTGCTAAGAAACATAATGTATGGTTAGGTGTTGTGTCTCACCTACGTAAAGGTGAAAAGCCTTTTGAAGAAGGTAACCTACCTACTATCGATGACATCAAAGGTTCTGGTTCTATTAAACAAATTTCATTTGATATCATTGCCTTTGCACGTAATATGATTGCTGAAACAGAAACAATGCGTAATACTATTCGTCTTCGTGTACTTAAATCACGATTTACAGGTCTTACAGGTGACTGTGGTACTACTAAATACAATGTTAATACAGGACGATTACAACAAAATACATTCGTAGACTTTCAATAAAAGGAATACATGAATCCAGTACAATATCTATCTGAAAGAGTAGCCAAAGTCGTGGTCAACTCAGATAAGATTTATAACG